TATGGAACCAAATATCTCCTTCTTTTCCATCAGTAGGTTTAGAGTCACCATAGTAATTGGTATTTTTACCATTAGCAGAAGTTAAAGCTTGGTTTCCTATAGCGACGGCTTGTTCTACTTGATTCATAGCCGCGGTTTGAGTTGAAAATACATTTACTGAACTAGTTCCTAACTTAAATGACTCAACTGCTCCCGCAAGAACATCAAATACTCGTTCACTAACTTTTAACTTAGCCGTATAGTTTATTCTTGATGAGTAAACACTAACTACATCGAATAGTCGAATATCGGATAAGTCTTCGTCAATCATAGAAGTTGTAACTGTTGCAGTTGTCACAGGATAGTTGCAATTAGTCCGACTGAAATACGAATCAGCCAAATCTTGGGTATCCACATTTACAACTTGACCAGAATAGAAGTTAATAAATCTAAACGGATCTTTCGGTGTTACTATTCTTCCTACGATAGTTTCTGATGTTGAATTTCCATCTTTATCCTTAACAGGTAATAGTGGAATAATCTTATTAACAATATTAGTTGTATCAATCTTGACTGAAATTCCATTTGTATTTTTATCGTCACGAAGCTCGATGTTAGATTTATCTTGTCCACGGTGTGCCAGAATCTCAATTGACCTTGGACCAAATTTAACCTGTCCACTAACTTTATTAAGAATAGCATCAAGCAAAGAACTGAAATCTTTGAAGACTGTTGGCACAGGAGTTAAAGAAGGATCCGTTTGAGTTTGAGCAAGATTTATCGGATTAGAAATGTTCGTCGTTATCTTAAAATCAGTTGGTAAGTCAGGCATGTAGGATTTTGCATAGTCTAAGAGACGAGTTAATGTCTCAAATTTAGCAAATTTACCACCATTAGTAAATGACATTCTTAATACTCGATAAGGATAAGCATTCAAGTATGCAGTTATGACAGTATTATCAGATTTCTCAGTTTCATCAATTTCAAATATTTGATAATCGCCATCAGTTTTACTTATCTGAGCTTTTACTAAGTTGCCTTCAACCATTTTGTCAGAAAGCACACCATTTACCGGATACGTAATCTCCATTGTTTCTGTTATGTTACCGTTGGTAGACGATGCCTCAGTTACTTCTGCAGAGTATGCGTCATATAACGTTCCATACCCCTGATAATCAAAGTTTGTAGTTCCAGCAGGATAAATTGTCATTACGTTTTGGTTCATAAGCTACCCCACCTTTCTACTGTAGTTTGGTCTCATCGTAGCTGACTTAATTCCTGAGAATGTAATAACATTGGTTCCCGGTAGTAGATACGGAAATTGCTGACCGAGAAAATTACCCGGTTTTGAGGCTGTCTTTAAATCGGAGTCAATGACAATCTCTCCACCTGGATTTGAAAATGTATATTTCTGAAAATTAGAATAATCTTCAAAACTTGAACTTGATGAAATTTGCATTGTAAATGATGAAGATGCCTTAATGTCGAAATAAGGACGAGCGACGTATTTAAACGGATTGGTTACAGTTACATCTGTATTAGCCAAGGTTACGACTTGATTCTTAGTCAGTGATATCTTCATCGGATTGACTAATAAATCTAAAACAAACGAGTAAACTGTATGTTCCCAATCCAATGCTGATAATGTGATTGATGATTTTACTATGACAGAATATTGATAATCTGGGTCATAGTTTAAAATCAACGGAACGAAATCTTTTGTCGATAGCCAATCAAGAACGTCATCAATAGATTTGTCAGTTTTATATGTTTCGTAAAAGCATGTCAGTTTTAATGACGCATCACTGTAGGTTCCTTTGTCCCGAAGGACAGTTCCGTTTCGATTACTTGGTGTTCCTTCGTAAAAATTTCGTGTTGGAGAGATTCTATCGGGACGTACCTGAATTCTAACGCCCATTGTATCGGATCTCACACCATTAAATGTAAATATACTATCGTTTAAACTCACGCGAATGCACCTCCTTGTCTCATAGTATTCTTTCTAACTTTCTCCAAAGCTTCTGAAATTGGTTGAGCCCATTTACGAGCCGTAACAGCATCAAGATTACCATAAGTTGTAAGATATAGATTTACAGTATCACTTGATGGAGTTAGTCCATTATTGGTTAATCCGTTTACTAAGGAGTTTGTATCCATTTTGACGGAATTCATATTCATCTGAGCTGGAGTGGTTCCGATCGAAGCGGCCAATAGATTATTAGCCTTTGAAGCTGAATCCCTCATTGAACTCGTGTCTAAGACTGGAGTAATTGTAGGATTCAAATCCAATTCGCCATCAAGAGACTTCTGCAATCCTGACATTGCTGCCTTACTTGCATCGATAGCCTTTTGGGCCATGCTCTTTGACGAATCGTTTACTGTATCACTGTTGTCATCAATACCTTTGACGAATCCTTGAACAGTAAAGTCACCTAGTTTGGCCATTTCACGTGATGGTGAACGAATTCCTAATGCTTTCTTAACAGCATTCTTAGCATTGTTTGCCAACTTAGCTGCAGCTTTACCAGCATTGTAAGCCCACTTATTAATACCGTTAATAAATCCTTGACCTGCATAAGAACCTTCACTACTCAATGATACTTTCGAACGACTCTTTGCCTTTGAGGCTAATGATCTACCAGCACTACCAGCATCACCTTTTTTACTACTTAATCCACTAGCATAAGTGCTACCTGCCTTAGAACCTTGACTCGTTAATGTTCCTTTTGCACCAGACTTAGCTGCAGATTTATTAGCAGAACCTGCATTCTTAGAATTACCTTTCTGGGAATTCAAAGCATCAACATAAGTTCCACCCATTGTCTTACCGAGGTCAGTCATGTTACCTGTTGCACCAGATTTAGCAGCTGATTTATTCATTTGACCGGCTAATTTCGACGCATTCTTTTTACTATCTAATCCTCCGGCAAATGTAGCACCTGCTCCTAAACCAACTGACTTCAAATCTGTTTTAGATCCATTCTTTGCAGCTGATCCTAATTTCTTACCAGCATTAGATGCATCTTTAGTCTTTGAACTAACTCCATCTGCAAAATCTTTTCCGCCTTTAGTACCTTCAGCTTTAACATCAAATGCTGATCGTAAAGCGCTCTTTGAAGCAGTACCAAGTTTGGTGAACATCCCTTTGGCTCCTGGAATCCACCCAAATAGAATATTCATAACCTTAACACCAGCATCAATAACTAATTCAAATATGGCTTCTACTAGGTTAGTAACAGCATTAACAATCTTTGTTGAATTTTGTCGTAATGAGTTGGCAACACCATTAACTAATGTGATTACTAATTTAACGGCAGCTTCAATTAATTTAGGAGCTTCCTTTGTAATGGCTGCAGCGAACTTAAGAACGATTTCTGCACCAAGAACAGTTATACGACCAATATTATTCTTAACACCGGTCAATAGACCTACGACAATCTTTAATCCAGAGTTTGCTAATGACGGAATTGCCTTAGCCAATCCTGCAGCAATCGATGTTATGAACTCAGTACCAATCTGAGCCATTAAAGGAACTTGAGTCTTCAATGATTGAAGTAAACTCGTAAAGTTCTTACCGATCTGTGCTGTTTGTTGCGCAGTCAATCCTGCAAGTGTTACCAATGCAGCAGCAAAGGCAGCTAAACCAGCACCAATTGCACCAATAGCAGCACCTACAGCTGTAACAGCTAAGGCAACTGAACCGATAACAACTGATAACGATAAGGCGGCAGCTGAGAATGCAAGCAATCCAGCCGCACCACCAGTCATAGCCTTTGCAGCAACCGCTATAATTGTCATTGAAACGGCAAGACCTGTCAACCCAACGGCCATAGCTTTAGCTGGAATAGCAGCAAGTGCAGCAAGAGGTGGAACTAATAGAGCAATACCAGTAGCTGCAACAACTAAAGCACCAGCTCCTGCTAAGCCACCATTTGCTAACTTCATAGCAGCAACAACCTCAGTCAATGCAATAGCCATACCTGATAATCCTTGAACTAGTCGTGGAAAAGGAACAACACCAAGAGCTACTACTGCTGGAGTGAGCATATCAATAGCAGCAGCCATAGCAACGACACCTATCGCAGCCGAGTTAAGGTTTAGCTTGTTCATGATCATAGCAGTTCCGGACATTGAAAGCATAATATAACCCATTGCTGTTAATCCTTTGACAAGATTATCAACTGGAAGTAATGCAAGTCCAGTAACAGCAACTGCAATCATTTGAACAGCTCCAGCCATAGCAACTAATGCAGCACCAGTCGCTGGACTAATTGGATGCTTGGATAATGTCGTCCCTAACACTGCTAGCTCGGCCATTATTCCGCCCATTCCGACAAGACCTACGATAGTTTGGTCAAATGGAATCGTTGATAATAGTTTTAATGATGTTGATAGAACTAATAACCCATTTGAAAGAATGGTAATAGCCGTGGCAGATTGGATTAATGGTCCTTTAGGAATTCTTGCCATTACATTTAATGCTCCGACCATGATTCCTAATTCAGCAGCCAATGCTAACAATGACGTTCCAAGTTCTTCTGGGTCCATACTTGATAATATCTTCATTGCTACTGAAAGTTTTAGCAACGCATTAGATACGGATATAATTAAGGCTACAGCAGCTGCAGATTGAGTACCAGCGAAGTCTGAAATCTTAGCAATGGCACGTAAACCAATAATTAATCCAGTTAATGCTACACCAAGAACTTCAAGACCCTTAGCAATATCAACGGCTGGAAGATTAGAAATCAACTTGATAGCTCCAGCAATAGCTAGTAAGGAAACCGCAATTTCCATAAGCATCTTTGCCTTAACCTGATCAGTCCATGCCTTCAAAGCATCCTTAATACCATATAGATTCTTAATAGTACCTGATACATCCCCAAACGCATCTCCTAATCCATCAACAGCCTTACGAATAGCTTTTGTCGTACTATCAAAGTTCTTAACAAGAGTTGCTAAGGCCACAACGATACCGGTTTTAGCAACATTCTCTGGTGTTACAGCTGAGAATAGCCCTTTGATTACTTTAGCTAGTCCTGTAATGATTGGGCTTAAGATTCCACCAGCTTGTTTGAACACATCGCTCATACCACTGAATGAATTTCTGACACCATCGAATGCAGCAGAAGCAATATCGTGGAATGTTTTAAGAACCTTGTTAAAGTCAATGAATCCTAGTTTAAATCCAGAAGTCGATGATAAACCTTTATCGAAACTGGTTATCATATCACCGATCTTTGCAGCGACTGACAAGATTGTTCCCGGTAAGCTGTCAGGTATTAAACCAAATAAAGCTGAAGCTAATATCCCAACTACTTTACGACCAATATCAATAATGGAGAACAGGCCTCTAAAGACGGAACCCAATTGACTAGCAGCTGTGTCGGATAATTTCATGTTCTCAGCAAAGTTTCTAAATGACGTTGCAGCATTTACCAAACCTTGAGCAGTTTCTGGTGGGAACACAGCTTTAAATGCCTTAGAGACGATTCCAATTACTTGACCCATCGCTTGCAAAGCATCTTTAAGACCCTCAATAACAATCTCTCGACCACCTAGTTTATCAAAGCCTGCTAAGAGTTCATTACGGTCGTTAGATGTTTGAGTGATAACATTTGATATTGCATTTTGAATACCTGTAAATAATTTTGGAGCTTGTTCATAATTACCTACTAATAGTTCCCACGTTTGAGCCCAACCTGATTTAAGTTCATCATCAGCCGAGTCAATAACGTCAGAGAATGTCTTAGCTTGAGTAGCTGCCTTAAGCATTGACTTATCATTAGCGAATTTCTCAAGAGTCTTGTTCAAGACATCGGATGTCAACCAACCACTTTGCAATGATTCACGGAAGTTATCAGATTGCTTGATATCCTTACCCATTTCCATACCAGTTTGCTTCAAGGCGTTCTGGAATTTCTGACCACCCATCCCGGCATTAACAACTGAGTTCCAATCTTGAAGTCCAACTTTACCTGCAGCAACAGCTTGTGATAATTGATACATTGCCATAGCTGCTTGTTGAGTATTTGAACCTGATGCAGCGGCCAAGTTACTCAAACCAATCATATCGACCTTGGCTGTCTTTAGATTAACACCAGCTGCAGTAAACGTACCTAAGTTGGTTGTCATATCTTCGAATGAGTAAACAGTTTTATTAGCATAATTATTTAGGTCAGCTAAGATACCTGTAATTTGTTTTGTCTTAGCTCCAGTATTCGCTTGGATGACTTGGATCGTCTTCATCTTATTCGAATACATGTCGAACCCTTCGAGCATTGGTTTGATAGACAATGATTTAGCTAAATTAATACCCGCATCAGTTGCTCGTGAAACAATTGTTGAAAATGCTGCTGTAGCTGCTACTTGCAGTGCGCTAAACTTTACACGAACAGCCTCAGCACCATTAACTAATCCATTAAAAGACACTTTTCCGATCGCTGAGTGCAAACTGTTTACACCCTTTACTGATCGATCAAGGTCAATATTCTTTGCTTTACCCATGGATTTATCAAGACTGGCAATCGATGATATTGACTGCTTAATCTTTGAAAGGAATCCACTATTTTCCATGGACATTTTAATAATTCGTTCGTCTACATCTTTACTCATCTTGACACCGCCTTAAGAATCGACTCGGCACCGATTTGTAACAATCCATGTGAGGCGGGTTTAATATAATGAAAGCCAGGAACGTATCCTCCGGTCCTAGTTCCATGTCCAGTGTCAATTAGTCGTGCAACATTGCTTGCAGATTCAGGATGAGCGTCATTGTAAACATACATTAGATAACCATTTTGACGCTTTTCAACTTTGAATTTCCATCCCCGTGCTGTAGCTCCAGTTCTCCTAGGAGTAGAGCTTTGAAGGGAAGAAACTATACTTCTCCCAGTCGAGTTCATGATTGACGATGGATTGAAAGATTCAAGGTTGTGAAGAAAGCGAAGAGTATCTTTTGAGTTTCCACTTTCTGACATAGTTATACGCATAAAAATCACCCCTTTGAATGAAGTTCCTTCTTCCTCCGTTCATTAAGCTCATGTTGCTCCATAAGAATTTCTCTTTCTGATTTCTTCTTTTCTGGAGAACGTCGTTGCTGAATAATTGTTAATAAGTTTATCAATCTGTAGAGATTCCATTGATCACATTCGAAAGGTATTCCTGCTTCGGTCATTAATGCATAAATTAATTCTGAACTTGTATAAGTTCCTTGATTAACTGGTCTCGAAGTATTCTTAATCTTAGTGGCTGATGGACTTACAGATAAATAATTTGTTATAGCGTTTACAACCTTATCAGTCATTAGTCGAGTGTCAATATCTTCAAGACACATACATTGAAAATATGAAAGCATCATATCAGGACTCTTCTCATTGTCCTCAAGGAAGGGAATACGATAAATGGACTCCCATTCAGCAATAGCTTTTAAACTATGCTCGAAATGATAGACCCCAAGCGATGGAACGTCTTCAAATTTATTATTAACCGAGTCATACAATTCAACAGGAGCTATTGTTAATGTTAGCATTTAATCACCTCTGAAAAAAGAGGAATGGGTGCAAAACATGCGCCACAATCCTCCCAACCAAATTAATATTTGATATGTTGTCCGACATAAATCGTGTAAGGCGCTTTGATACCATTATTCTCGGCCAATCGAACCCAGTTAATTCCCAACTTGAGTCCAATTGATGATAAGGTATCACCAGCAGTGACTGTATAATAACGATCCTGACTGGAATTGATATATGATTGAACTTGACTGTATTGGTTGCCTAATAAAACCATTCGGTCATGGCCATTTCCTAAACGTCCTTTTTGGACTTCGTTAGCAAGAACTCTATTTAGCGTATCATTCGAGATCGCATTCGAATTCATATTAACGACAGCCTGAACAGAATTATATAAATCACCAAGGATTTTCATTCGTTCATCACCGTTCCCAACCTTACCGTTTGAAACATCGGTAGCCATCTGAAAGATTGATTTTCCCTTGGTAGAATATTTAGAACTTTCTTCTGGCTCATTGGTACTTGGCTTTTCTTCTGAAACAGAATTTGGACTAGCAATTTTCATCCAAGAAGTTTTATCGAGTTGAGCATAACTCATATCGAGAGTTCCACCTCTTGACGACCATTGCCAGATAGTATAAGTAGGCCAAGGAGAAACATCGCTAACGAAGTTCGGTACACTCCAAGGCTCGTTCGTACTATTATGACCATTGTAGTAATGTGCATACCAAAGTGCTGATGTTTTAGCGACATTCGTACATTGTTTAATACCATCGCTACCAGTGTACAACATGCACCAAACACCAGTCAGTTCATGAACTTTATCAATGAATTGTTTAGCCCAATTGGTATTACCCCAACCTTTGTTTTCTGCAGATTCCCAATCCAAAGCGAGGATTCCTTTACCGACATAATTCGATATGTTATTGATAAAGAATTTAGCTTCAGCAATTGGATCGTTCGTTGCTGCATAATGATAAAGTCCGACTAATTTACCAGCAGCTAATGCCGTATCCCATTGAGCATTACATTTATCATTGACATAATTAGTTCCTTGAGTTGCTTTGACAATTACTGCACTAACATTAGGATTCTTAACAGATTCTACGGATTGCCATGACGACACATCTAAGACATACATTCCCATTTTGACGTTCCTCCATTATTTACTTTCTGAGTTTTTCAATGAGGCAACTAGCTCTTCCTTTTGCTTATCAGTCAATGATGCTAGAACGTCGTTAGCTGATTGGCTTGAAGGTTGGGTTGCTACTTCCGGTGTAACAACTTTTAATGCAGTAGCATACTTGGCACTATCTTCTGATTTAGCTAATTGTTGAAGACCTTGCGTTGCAGATTCTACAAACTCTTCAAACTCAGAAGGGTTCTTCATAAATTCGAGGAAGATCGCATCAAAAGCTAATGAATTTTCGAAGTTTTCTCTGACCTCGTCATTCTTAACGAAATGCTTGGCATCAGATGAACGTTCACCGTAAGCATTCACAATTAATTGATGAACAAATTTTACCATATTGTTCACGTCTTCATTGTTTTGTAATCGTTGAACATAATCCTGAATGTTATCAACATCAATGCCTAAGTTATCCAATAAAGTTGATAGTTGTGCGGCAGTGTAATTGAAATACAAAGTATCCTCAACATCGTTTCCATCTAAATCTTGATATTTTACAGTCTTCTTATACATGGTAATACCTCCAAATGTTTTCTAATCTATTCTTTAGGTGCTGCAGTTTGGAACATAGCAATAACTTCAGCTGGTGATGGAAGTGTAGCATTTGTATCAGCATCTCCACCGAAAAGTTGTGATTCCAAAGTCTTAAGCTTATCTGCATCAGCTTTTATTGAATCAATTACGATCAATGCTGATGGCTTTAAGTCAGCTGTTGATTCTACGGGGGTTGTCGTAAAGTCCCATGATAGTGAGATAGCTGCTGGCTTATCATTAATTGTCTTATAACCTCTTTCAGAGGGTGAAACTTTAGCATTGTATAATAGGTGAAGTTTGTAACCGTGGTCTTGTTCAACGTCATTACCGATCTTTGAACGATAAGCTAAACCGAATCCGACACGTGATTGTTGACCAATCGATACACCGTCAGCAACACTAACTGAACCATCACAAACTCCGAATTCATCAGGATATGTGTAAGCTTCGATAGTACCCTTCATTGTTTCTTCTGAATACATTGATAGATACTTAATGTTATCAGCATACAAGGCTGTTTCTTCAGCGCCATCTGGTTTTTCAGTTACATTTGTCAAACCATTCCAAGCAACACCGGTGTTATACTTTCCTGTCTTGTCCATGACGTACAAAGCACCATGATCAACACCGTCTTCGTATAATCGTTCGCCAGTTTGGTCCCATACTAGTTTAGTCATATTTGTAGTTCCTCCTAAAATTAATTATATACTGTATAAACATAATGATGAAGTCCATCGGCAATAAAGTGTCTAGTAAAATCAGTATAAGGAATCTCTTGTTCCAAATCATCACAAATATGATCATCTGGATCTCTTGAAATTACCATAACTTGATAGGCCGTGAATTTAGCATATCGATTATTATTGCCATACAAATCTTCATTACCAGTCTTTTCATAAATTATACATGGATACTTCAATGTTATGTTTGAAGATGGTTGATAATAAACATGCTGACAAACTAATGATAATTTTGCATGTAATTGAACTCTAAGCATTCATAACACTTCCAATCTCCAGTATAATTCTCGGTCTTTGAATCTGAACATTATCAACATACCATTTCTGACCCATATAAATAATGTATCTAATATTGGAAAAATTCTCAAATGAAAATTGGTCACCAATTACAGAAATACTATTATTCATTTTAATATCAGAGTTTATAACAGAGTCACTGGTGACAGCTGTGGCTGCTCTGATAACTGAACCAGTCATGTGTCGCTCAGTATAAGTCTCTGTCCAAACCCCAGGTTCAGATTCTACTTGATCGCTTTTAAATCCGACAATACCTGAGAATTTAGTCATAGATTATCTCCTTAGCCTTCTGTTCCTTCAGATGAAGCTGGTGTTGAAGGTGTTTGATCAGTTACTGTAATAGCAATAGCTGACTTAGGATTCTTCAATGCTCCTGATAGACGAGTTTCAATCAAATATTTGTATTGGTTAAAGTCAATATCAAAGTCATCGAATGATGTAATTTCTCCACCCTTTGTTGAACCAACTTGATAGTCGGCTAGATTTACTACAAGAGCTTTATCTACAGGCATGATTGTTGTTTCAACGATACTCTTAACACGTAGTCTTGCTGCCATAGCTTCTACTGAAGGAATATCACCAAATAAGAATTTACCAGTTGTATCTTTAAGCAATAGAAGAGATGCTAATAGACTTGGGTGAACATATAATGATGGTTGACCAGAACCTTGATAATCAATTCGTGCATTCAACATTGTCTTAAATAAATCGTCAATTGTTGGTGAAACGGCAGTCATAGTATATAGTTCGTCATCTGATAAGATTGGTCTAATGTGTGATTCGTCAATTTTATCTGGGTCTCCAACTTTACGACCGTCACCGATAAAGATAGCTTTAGCTAATTCTTGAATCAATTTAACTTTCATATTAGCTTGTGCCCATGAAACAACATCAAAGTCAGTGATATCAACAATATCGTCACGGTCAAGCTTTTGCTTAGCATAAACAGTTTGTGGTGTTGTTTCTCGTGTTAATACTCCGTAAACTTGTTCGAACTTTTTATTACCTTTTAGATAACCTCTTGCACGAGCTGTTTCAACGTTCAAATCGGCATATACATTCTTAACACGACTAAATGGTGATTTAGATACAGAGTTAACAATTTCTTGAGAAGCTGTGTTTTGATCATCCAATACGAATGGTGTTGTGTTTCCATTTTTATAGTCTGGGAACAATGTTTCAATATTTGTAATTCCGTAATCAGCATGCTTCAAGTTATCGTCTGAATCAATTTCTTCTTCCATCAATTTCTTCAATGAAGGTGCATTAGAAGTAATTGCTTTCTTAAGCATTCCGTTTAATTCACTATGTGTTAACGTGCTTTCTGTTTCTTCTGATCCATCAAATACGTTCTTTTTCATTTCGTTATTCCCACCTTTTTTCGAGTCTGAGTGTTGCACGTTTGATTTATCGGCTGGTTCATCTTCTGCAGGTTGATCCCCTTCAGTACCGTCTACAACAGAACCGATAACAACTTGTACTGCTTCCATTTGTTCGTCAGTTAATGTATCAAGAACGTCGCCTACAGTCTTTCCACTATTAGAATCTTTTGAATCGTCTGTGGAAGTTGTTTCTTTATCTTCTTTAGTTTTATCATCCTTCATAGATGAGCCCTCCTCTTTAATGTCTTGTTCTTGACTTGCTGAATGAATTAAATTATCAGTATAAATAACTGCTTGATCTCCTTCATCATCAGAGTGTGACACAATTGTATCGATCATGGCACCTGGATTTGCTCCAGCTAGAACAAGACTTACTTCATAAATTCTACCATGAATGACATCATTGCCGTGTTTCTTAATATGGTTAGCGGCAATAGACATAGCTGAGATGTCACCGTGGGCAATTAGTTCTTTTGCTGATTTAGCATTGTCGGTTTCATTAAAAGTTCCATACCCATAAACTCCACCGTCACGATTTTCAAGTTCAACGTTACCTAAAACGTTTGATGGATCGTTATGGTCGTGTTCCCAAACCAATGGGACTTTTTGAGTATCGTTTCCTTTGAATGCGTCATGCTTAATGGTTACTCCGTCGCTGCATCTAATGTCATTCTTTGTAACCCAACCGGCAAAGTCATACTTCTTACTCATACGCGTTTTTCCTTTCCTAAGATTATTTAATCCATTTTGACGCTAAGCATCAGGGGACGACTCTGACCCATCAGGTGGTAATAGCTGATCAACCTTCGGATCAACACTTGACGTAGATGGTAAGGCTGTCTGTTGATTAACGTCAGCAATATTCGAATTGACCAAAGCATCAGCCTTAGGATCATCTTTCCGTGGTTGGAATCCGACAATCGGTCTGAACTCATTACTTGAAAGAATTGCATTACGTGTGAACGTATCAGCAATAGATGCAAGTTGTTCAACAGGTACTAAGTTAAATGGATTTCTGTAAGACTTCAAAGTTTGTCCTTGAGTTCTTCCAGTTTTCGTTATGAACTTTCTAGAAAATTCAGAAGTTATTACCTGCATCACTGGATCAATAGTTCTTGAATAATAGGCCAACATTTCTGGTTCTTTTGCTGTACCGTTTAATACGTTCTGAGTAAGCCCAAGAGCGTTATAGAATTGTTCAGTAAGATACTTAACTTCGTCTTGAAGATTCGTAGTAATTGGTCGGTTTAATTGTGTAATCTTTTCTGTACCATCAATGTATCCAACACCATACTTATTATTCTCTAACTGATCTTCCAAATCTTTTCGTCTCTGTTCCGCTTCGGCTTTCTTAGTTGGATTCTTAATAGAGTAAGGAATCTGAAGAATCAAATTAAGATTTCCTGCAGCAGCAATCTGATCGATTTGGTCCATCTGAGCCATTTTATCTGTAATTCGACGTAGCATTCCACCATTCGAATTGACAATTGAATAAAATGGATTCTCAATAATTGCAACTTGAGCTTTAGGTAGAACAATTTCTTTTTTAGTTCCGTCACGATCGTCATATAGTTCAACTTTAACATGAGATGGATACCATTGTGTAATTCGCCCAGTTCTCATAGACTTAATATCATACGAACCAGATACTTCGGGATTTAATGTAGTTTCAATAGGAACAACAGCTACGACTCCCTCATCAAACATTGAATATACTAAATCATGAATAAAGTCTCTACCTGATTGATCTTTATTAGCCTCAACCGACAGACAATTTTGTAACCCAGACTTAATCTTTTTCTGAGATTGATCATCCTCGTCGACTGTGACATGTTGAATATCGATCATAGACGCATCAGTTGCAATTCTATTATATACAACATCAGCAATGGCAGAACGAGCCCACCTGGTTGTACTTGTATATAATGGATTGGAAGATCCTGGTCCATAATCGTGAAATTGCTTACTATCTTTACCATTGAACGCATTCCATGCATGTGCGATTCTATCACGAATTTTCATTTATGAGAATGCCTCCCGGTTTCGTTTATAAGAAACCCAAGCATCTATTAGTGCGGCGACATTATCAATCTTCTCATCACTACGCATTTTTGATAACTTGTAATTTCCGTTATTATCTTGTATTGCAACAGAGTTACCCATTGCAAACATCATTAATTCTTCATCAAAGATGAGCTTACGTTCCATTGCCAAGTTCTTCAATTCACCCATAGGAACAGATTCTGTTCTAGCTCCTTGAATAACTTTTTCTAGTCCGTATGTACCATTTTCTGTACTGTAACGATCAACAAACTCTTTAGCATTATATGGATCATAACCAAATGATAAGACTTGGTATTCGTGCTCCATTCTAAAGGCCTCCAAGTCATCGTATACCTTTTGCATGTCAAGAACAGGATCGTCCATGACAACTAAAGTACCCTCTTTGATGAATTGGTCGTACTTTAATCTCATTGCTTGTGGTAGTTTTCTTATCTTTACTTCAGAAACATACGATCTCGTTTTAACTCCGTATCTTGAATTCCCCAAAGGGAATAAAAATGTAAATGCACAGAAATCATCACCTTGAGACAAATCGGCACCTAATGCGCAAAGCTGTCCATCAAAGTTTTGAGGTCGATGTGGTAGTGTTTCCTCATATACAAAGAAGTAGGTGTATCCTTCAACTGGAATTCCAAATCTTTTGGCTAGAATATCATTTCTTTTAGCGGGTTGAGCTTCAGCTAATTCAACGTCTTTTTGATAAGCATCATATGATACTGTCGCACCGATGTTTGGATTTGCCTTAACCCACATTTCAGGATTAGAAACTTCGTCAATACTGTCGAGCTTATAATACCAGATTGAATAATTAGGGGCATAAAACTTGCCATTTAAAATATCCATTAATTCCATCTTAATAGTATCACCAACACCATTACGTGCTGTACCTTCTGATGAAGTTGCCAGTATTATGTAATCGCTAATTTTTGACGATCCTTGTTCAATGGCTCCAATAACATCTTCTTTGACTTTTCCTGACAACCATTCATCAACGACATTGACTTTACTTCGTAAACCTTGAAGTTTATCGATTTTCATTGGTCGTATTTCAAGTAAGGAATTAGTAATAAAGTTCTCAATACCCTTTTTAGTTGAAGCAACCTTAGCTTTAGACCACGTCTGAGATTTTGTCGAACCATCAGTCAAGAATTTGAACAATGGGCCTCTTGAACGTGCCAAAGCTGTTCTTATAGGAGCAAGAGTTTCATCAGCTTGTTTCATAGTTGGAGCAGTTACAATTTGATGTGTTGTACTGGTGTCTATGAGGAGGAAATATGCTTGTATAAAAGAATCATACATGGATTTAGCAGCACCACGTCCAACTATCAGGTATTGCTTATTTACTAATCTCTTTTTAACACGACGCATTTCATAACATCGTTTCTGTTGATTATAGACTTTAAATTCTGGAAAGTAATACCATGCTAGTAATTCTTCTCCCCATAATTTAAAAGTATCTAAAAGATGTAGGTCTTGACCATCGACCAAAGTTAGTTCAGATTCACAAAAGTCAATCCATCCTTGAATGGCCTCATCGTCATAATAGAATTCCGGACTATCAATAAGGTAATCGATTCGGTTCATCTCCATAGATACTTCTCGATTTACAGGGATTTCACCACGTAATACTTTATTGCGGAATTCCCCATAAACAATAGGCACCGTTGTATTGGATAGAGCCATCTAATCACCTCTTTTTATTTATATTCTAGGCGAAGGCATGCTATTAATAGTTTTTGAGGAAGGCATCGACATCAATAGTTCTTGGCGAAGGCCTGCTATTAATAGTTTTTGCTAATCGATATACACTTCTCCCGGCTTTCAAAGCAGTTCCTGTATGACTATGACCAAGTAATGTCTGAGACATGATTTCTTTAGCTGCGAACACTCCAACACGTACAGCAATTTGTTTCGCAACACGTTTTCTATTTGCTACTTTCTTATTTCTTGCCCCGATCTCACTCTTGGACACGTTCTCTTGCTTATTGGATTTCTTATTTGATGATTTTCCACCAGTAGATTTAGATACGGCTTTTCGTACTCCCCACTTTTGTCCTTTAATTCCGTGATGCTGAATTCCAGAACTTACGACATCCTCACCCATAAGATAATCAATCATATCATCATATTCATTCATGATTATATTACCTCTTTTTATTTCATTTTTCTAATGGCCTGTGATGCTAAATTACTTGCTACCTGTGTTGCTACTTGTCCTAGAATTTGACCACCGAATTTCTCAATAGCCTGTCGACCAGCCGACTTAGTTTGTGGATTCGCCAAAGCAACTTGTTGACGTAATTGATTCTCCAATTGTAGTCGAGTTACACTTCTTCTAAGTTCTTGGTCAGACATCTTAGACCGATTAGTATATGTCTTTTCCCATGATGCTTCTCTAGCTTTCGAATCTTCAGCCAATTGTTTCTTAGCACGACGTTGACCAGAAGCCAATTGAATACGTTTTCGGACTCCCCACTTTTGACCTTTCATACCATGATGCTGAATATCAATTGATTGATTCGAAATATCGTCAAAATTCATTATTAATCACCTCCCTTCGTATCGGAAGGATTGTCAGGACTATAAGCAATAACAATTCTCTGGATTAATTCATCAGAAATTCCTTTCATGATATTTAGCGAAGTTGCAATAGGAGGATCAAATAACATTTTGACTCGTGTAAACACAAACTGCTTTGCTAATTCAAAACTCTTATTTCCATTAATTTGAGAATCATCCTTAAAATTATCCCAAGTTTCCGATTTTTCTACGACAATGGATTTTCCGCAACCTGCTTGATTCAAAATACTAAGAGCTCCATTAATATCAATTAAAATTTCACTGTCAAATGAATCATCGCCTTTTGCAACGCCAACAGAATCCTTAACATTATCTAAAATCGTTGTATCAGACATATACGGATCACCTCCCTACCATAATTTTGTATCTCCAGGTTTTCTTTCCTTATAATCATCCATGTGTTTTAGATAATGTATCTTTTGGTGAGTATCCTCGGAAACACATATAAGATTTTGTGGATTAAATAGTTTATCGGTTCGATTTTCAATATCGTACTCGTTAAGAGGATCGATATGATGGACAATGATTCGGCCATTAATATAAAGACCTAAAACAGCTAAATCACATCCTAAGTCTCGAGTTATTATTTCTTTTCGTAGCTGCATCCATTCACTAGACTTGTAAAATCCATTTGAAATATCACGTGGAGATATGTTTCCACGATTTGCTAATTGTAATCTTCGTAAACGATCTCCATATGTTGGAATTGTCGTAAGCTCATCATATGTTATTTTGTTAGTCATGATCGTCAGCGTTAGATTCTCCTGAATAATGTTTCATAGCTTCAATAGCAGCTTTAGTATCTTCTTCTGCCTTCTGACCAGATACAACGGTATCAGATTTGGCAGCAAGCAATGCAGTTTCTTTTCTTAACTTTTCCATTTCCAACTTATCTCGTTGAGATCCCATTTTTAAGAAATGAGTAATCACAGCTGATGATGCCGTACCATCTTTCATTTGCTTTTCAGCTGCATTCATTGCGAGATTAATCAATTGTTTCTCACGTTCATCGGGGTCTAACGATGGAGCTGGAGATTTTGCATTCTTCTTTTTCACCATTGCAAAAATACTCCTTTTAATTTAATCTTTGATTCTTCTCAGGAGGAATATCGGTAGTGGTAGTATCTCTTACGGAGTTTACCGATGCCTCCACATATTGACTTAGTTGCTTCTTTGTCACTTGGATTCCGACTTCATTTGCATATTCGTATAAAGCATCAATTGCCTTATCTTTCTTATCCTCATTTGAAAGATCATTTGCTTGATCCAATGCCTTAACAATTATATCGGCACGATTAGCCAAGTTAGTCAATCGTTTGTTATGCGTTGATGCTCCTATGAATTTAGTCAAGTTAATTACTACTGGTAACGCTAGGCCAATAAGTGATACTAAGTTTACAATATCGTCAGGCTTCATTCATCATCATCGTCCTTCTCATCAGATTTATTCTTATTGCTTAGTTCTTGTAAATATGCATGAACTTTAGCAGTCACAAATGAATTGCCACCAAATCTTCGATACTTATCGTAGAAGTATGTAATCTCACTTTCTGATAATCGCTTTGATTCAATACCTTCTAGTATTTGTAATCGTAAAACCTCTTTCTGAATATCACGAGTCAATTCTAGATGGTTTGACCAATCGCCTTTTTCATTATCCCTCAATGTTTTAATATCATCAGATAGTGAATCAACCTTCTTCTCAAGAGGTTTTATTGAATCGTGGTAGCTTTCTTTCAAATTCTTCTGAATATGTTTATAAAGTTGCCATCCAATAGTGGATAAAGCAGTAACTAGACCAAAAGTTTCAGGAGTGAGCAGATGTGATATAAATCTAGCAAAGTCTGATCCTAGTTGGTCCATAGTATTGCCCCCTATTCTTGTAGTTCTAATTGACTTCTTTGGCCTTTATAGAGTCTTTAATGTCTGTCGGAGGATGTTTCCAGAACATTGACAGAGGGGAAGAAGGAATGTAAAGAACCCTGTTACACTAAAGGCCCTTTAAAGACCAAAGAAACCCGATGAGCAATCTCAAAATCACCAACGGGGACAAATTAGAGAGTGAAAGTGTTGAAGCGGGGGAAGATTTTTTTGCGACCCCCCCCGCCTTCGAAAACATTTTTGAAAAATTGAAATTATTTTTTATTTAAACAATCTCATAGATTCCAAGAACGTTGGCTTTGATAATCTCTTGTTGTGCTTGATCAATTAGTTCGTTTGCTGTTTCATCGTCAGCATCTTCTGGTACGTTAGCGATGTGTGCAAGGTACTCGGCTGTGTTGTAGCCATGGTCGTGATCCCATTGAGACCATGCATCCCAGTGTGTGTAAGGATCCCATGGATTGTCTGTAGTAGTTAGCATGTGTGTGACCTCCTTAGTGTCTGCCTTAGGCAAGCTGTCTCTGTATTGTTGATGTGCTTACTCCTAAGCTCTCTGCTACTTCAGCATAGGTGTAGCCATTGCTTAGTAGAGTGCGAGCCTTCATGATCTTAGCCGGTGTCATCTTGACTGTAGGCTTAGGTGTTGCGTACTTCTTTAGTTGATCAGAGTTGGCATGGTTAAAGATGTCTGTTACTTTATTGTTAGACAAAGCATGTGCTTGTATTGCTTCCCACTCTTTAGGTGTGACGTCAACCACTACACGCTTAGCATTAGCAGTCTCTCTTCCGTAAGCTAAAGCACGTGACTTTAACTTCTTCTTTTGGTCATTAGTCATATCACTATTTGAATTCTTCTGGTAATAAGAGTTGGCTAGTATCTGAGCTCGACGTTCTCTTGGAGCATTGGACTTAGAGATAGCAAGCTTGGTCTCCAAAGATTTGACCTCTTTCAAATATGCAGAAGCGGCCTTTGAATCTTTCTTGATTGCTGAAATATGATTAGACTCATTCTTGGCAGATGCTTCCATCTTTTTAAGATTGTTAATATAACTTGCATACTCTTTTTCAACATTAGATCCAGAAGATAAACGATTAGCATCTCCAACTAAATCAACCAATGGTTTCTTTTCTTTGATCTTTGTCTGAGTTCTAATCTTACCATTCTTATCAGTATACTTTATCTTCTCAACTTTAGTATTGACTTGTTGTTTAGATCTTGATACTAATGTCGAAGCTCCTAGAACATTCTTCTTTCCTTTAACCATTGTCTTAGTTACAGGATCATACTTCAAGCTAGGTCTTGATTGATACTTTGCTCGTAATGCTTTTATACCATTATCTTCTGCAGACTTCTTCCAATCAAGTTGATGCTTCTCACTATCAATAACAACCATTGAATGACGAACAGCTCTAGTTAGTTCTGAAGGAGTTGCTCCACGAATAGTCATATCAGTAATTAGATTTGATACTTCGCCCATCTTTGTTTGCTTTTGTTTTGGAGATATGGTTGGATGTCCAACACCATAAGAGTTTGGATCGAAGTTCTTTAAACCTTTAAGACTTGATGTAGATTTAATTTGCTTCTTATTGTTTGGAATAACATATACAGCATCACCATCAAAGTCAGCTCCTGATAGTTTGGCAGCAACCTTAGGATGAATACCAATAGCATCAATGGCATTGCCTAATGATTTCTTGGCAGATGGAACACGATTGTTAACTGTCAATTCTGGTATTTCAAATGTACCTGCATGAGGATATCGAATTAGAACTAGACGTTCACCATTCCTATAGTTAGGTGCATAGACTTCATTAGGTTTCATGTCAGGAAATGGAAGTAATACATGAGCTTTAGTTCTTGGTAAACCTAAGACTTTAAGATGTTGTTCTTTAGACTGAAGATTAGTTGCAAACTCATCCAACATATACTTCTTAACAACAGGATTTGTTAATGATTTAATACCATTGAATTCATCGTTTAATGATTTATATGTTGCGTTCAATCTGTCTTTGACTAAAGGTAATGGTTGCTTAGATAAGAATTGGGATGAGAATTTATTACCATTCCATTTACCCCAATCTCCTTCTTCGTTAACAATATTAAGAGCACCCTTTTGACGATTGATGGTTGTTCCGAATGCTTCAGCTGGATCACTTAACTTTGCTTTTAATGGCTTGAGAACTTTAGTCAATGGTGTTCCAGATGGTTTGTTTGTATTGAATTGAAGGTCAACACCTTTTGGAAGTGTTGAATCATACATTGCCATACCTTTTAAATAATGAGTTCCATCAACCGCAATACGAACTTGTGCATAATGATTATCTCCAAGGTCCAAGTCTTTAACTCCTGGACGGATTTGAATCAATCCATCTCTATCAACTCCGCCTTTGTCTCCATAATTAATATGCAAACGACTACTTGAAACTGATTCAATTGGTTTAAGAGTTTGGAATGTTGTTCCACCATCTTCAGACCAATTCTCAGGAGATTTAATCTCATCACGATGTTGCTTAACAATATCAAGGTTTGGTTCTTTGGTTAGAACTTTTGTTGTAGTCCATTTACCATCGTTACCTAATTGTGGAACATAGATTTCATGCTCGTAATATCCTTGGTTCTTAAGATCATCAACAGCTGCCTTTAACTTTTGTCTTGATACTCCCATTTGCATTTCAACGCCAGCACCAATGTCCAAATATGGATTCTGTTCCATTGCTGTCTTCAATGCTTCAGAAGTATTGTTGATTTGATTTCTCTTAACTGAATCCTTCTTCGACAAATTATAACGAATCGTTGATTCAGCTAAACCAGTCTTAGCAGCGATGTCGACATTAGAATATCCATCAGATTTCATTGCTACGATAGTATCCATTATTGCTTGTTTCTCATGCTCATTTTCTAATGCAATACCAGAACGAAGCTGAGCTGTATTCATTCCCAATTCTTTAGCAATGTCTTTCTCAGAATATCCTTTGTCTCTCAATTCATAAACCTTAGGAAGAATTCCACCTCTTCGATAAGCATCCTCACCACTGCCCCAAGGATAACGACCAGAACGTCGTTTAACACCATAATGCAATAGTTCATCTTCAGCCATAGTATCACCTCATTTCATTCTTGATTTCATCATCAATTATTTTATCAAACTCAACAATCTTGTTCATTACTTTTGAAATATCCTCGCTTGATGGAACATACTCTCTAAACTCATTACCTTGATAGAGACGTTCAACAAAGTCAACCTTCATTGGATCGACATCATACTCTAAACAGAATAATGCTGAGTAAATATCAAGTTGACCAAAGTGCTCAACAAAGTGATCACCAGTCTTTAAATCGTGAATCCGTACAACGCCATCCTTAAACAAGATAGCATCAGCTGTTCCAAATACATTGTTACTGTAATATAAAACTTGTTCTGATTGCATGTTGAATCCAATCGCATCATTGACAAATAGATTCAAGGCTTTCTTCAATCTGGCTAGCTTAATTCTATTCTTAATCGCTTGGGATGCAAATGCATGAAGCTCAGTTCCAAGTTCTTTTTTCTTTTGATTTTCATAAACCTGACGTAATTTATCAGGAGTGTAATTTAACCATGAGTGTTGCGAAGCACTAAGAAATGCGTGATGACCTAGTAACTCCGAATGATCGTGCCATTCCATTAATAACATCCTCCTTGTTCTCTGGAAACACAAACTCAGAATATGCTCCTTGCTTGTGGAATTTGTTAATATAGTAATCTTGATTTGGTCGATGGCTTGCATTCTTTCCCTTCTTCACTTCTAAAAATGCATACTTGTCTTTGTAAAACACAACTAAATCAGGAATACCTTGAATATAATTAGGGTCATTCTTTAATACTACCGAACCTTTGAATCTAGACTTGATCTCTTTGATCAATGAGGCTTGAAAGCTACTTTCTAACATAATCCCCAACCTCCTTAGCCCAAGCTGACTCATTAAATTTCTTTTTATTCTTGACCGAATTCAATACAGCTTTATCAATTGGGGAATCTGAAACCAAATAGTAATACTTTAATTCTTTATACTTGGTATTGATTCTATCAATTCTACCTTCAGCCTGTTCCATAATCTTATAAGAATAATTTGGACTATAAAATATCATTGAATCAGTATCTGTTGTTTCCCATGCTTCAGCTCCAGCCGTATACTGAACAACGTAGACCCAATTATCTGAAGTTGGACACTCTTCGTGAATATGTCCATTCCATTGAGCATAGTCTTTTCCAGTATCTGATAATATGCTTAGAATTATTCCAAGCTCATAGTTGTAATTATAGAACACAACAACCTTGTTAATTTTCATAACCAACTTACGAAATGCTTCTTGACGATTCTCTGAACTCGATACTATCTTGCGAGCGGTTTGTGCAAATTCTGATGGATTCTCGATGGGTTCATTAGAATATGGATTAAACCTTGTAAGAAGTATCTTGTATAATCGTTTGTCATAAGTTGTCCTTTCTCTGATCTTTCTTCTGTGAGTAGTCTTGTGATTCTCAATAGGCACAAGAATATCTCTTCGATGTTTCTCTAAGATTGCGGTTCCATGGTAGGCCTTAACTTTTGGAAACTTAGCAAATCTATCATACTCGACATGTCGATTGATGAAATCTGTTTTATTTCTATAAAAGCCATTCGCTATGAATGTTGGAATATAGTTCATCCAATTATCTCCAGGTGTAGCTGAAAGTAGAATCCAATCATTTGATTTGGAAATCTTTATAAAATTTTTAGCCCATTTACCATAACCGACGACTCGTTGCTCATCAAATATAAAGAAACAGTGTTTAACGTCTTTGTACTTTTCAATGTTGTTCCACGAATCTACAGTTACATTGTGTAATCCAACTTCTTCTGAATCTTTTTGCCAATCTTGTGTATCTCTTTTCTTGGCTGTTGTAATTACAACAACTGGACACTTGTATCTTCGTTTTACAAATATCAATGACGTAAATGTTTTTCCACTTCCAACTCCACCACATAAAATACTTCCGGACTTGAGTTGACTGACAGCCTTCTCTTGCCATGGAAATAGTTTAATAGATTTAGATACCATACTTAGCATCAAATGCGTCGGTATCAATTGTTACATAAATCGCTTTGCAATATGCTTTGATTCCTGTTGAACCATTCACACTCCAATTATATGGATTTAGAACAATATCAACATCAAGAATGTCAGCATAGTCAAGCATGTCTACTTCGCTCTCATCGAGTTTGCTTGCATTTCCATCAGCAATGACAACAACCTTTGGTGGAAAACCATTGAAGTTTAATGACACTGGCAAATATGGTTGGCGAGTATCTTCTTCAGGATCGATGTCATCATTCTCTTTTGGAAACTTGACATTCCAACCCTTGCTTAATAGTTCTTTGGCCTTTGCATCATCAAGGAATACAACAAAGTTTCTATCACCTTGTTTGTTGTATCTGCCTTCTGCTCCAGCGAAGTTACGGAATCCAATTGAGACTCCCTCTAAGTTTAATACATTTTTGTTAGCCATTATAATTCTCCTTCTTGAGTTCTAAGACTAAAAATATAAGAGCAGCTGTATTAAACAGTTTCTCCCTATATTAGTCCATGTTTTTTCTGCGAGTTTATTAAAATTTTTCTAATCTAAAATTTGCTTGTAATTCTTACTTGTCTTGGCTGGGAAGAACCAAGATGCTTGACCTGGTTCTGTTTCAAGCTGTTTAATATGAACAATTGAATCTTCAACCAATTCGAGATAGTGATTCATATCAACATCTTCAATTGGCGTGTCATGATTCTTTAATTGTTCGGCTGATCTCCACAAGACACCTTTAGTTCCTGTAACGGAGCCATAACGCGGATTGCCTTCGGCATCAGGTTTGTTTTCTCGAACCAATTCCATACCTGTGATACTAGCATAGAACTGTCCAACCTTACCAATAAATATCAATTTACCTTCGGCATCTTTAAAGTACATCGCATTCTTAACTTGCTTTGTTTCAAAGTAATCTTGAATGTCCATCTTTGTATCTGGTTCAAATATGGTTTTGTAAACAAAAGGTTGTAAGAACTCAGCTCCAATCGCTTCCCAAGTATTCGACTCTTTACCCCATTTATCATTGTCTTCAACATGGCCAACATTAACGGCTTTGTTCAAGAGGGCAAATTTATCGAACACATGTTCAACGGCAAATGAATATCCATACTTCTTACCAAAGTCTTCCACGAACTTAATCTTCTCATCTGTAATATCTGAGATCTTGATAGCATCTGTCTTAATATGAACAACTCTCCAACCTTTGTCTTGAACTGCATGCTTCAATGAAATCATGAATAGAGCTCCGCGTTTAGCAATAATGTTATCGATGTTGTCTGGATGCTTAAACTTATTAGGGAACTTAGCTGAACTCATTCCATAGACACCATTGATAACCAACTTTAATGCTTTGGCCAATCCAGGCAAATCATCCGGGTTTCCTAAATATGGTTTTAGTAATCCGTTCATCATCTTTCCAGCATTTTCAATATCACCGTGCTTGATGTAAAGACGAGCTTGTTTCAATTCGGCATATCTTTTTGTGTATGGTCCAAAGTAATTTAACTGAATGGCTGATGTTGGATGCATAGACTCAACATCAATCTCGGCAACATCTTTGTAAATTCCTGGTTCAGAATATACATAGCCTCCTTCACTTGGATAGTCTCCCATGTAGGTTGACTTCTTCTTAGTGTCAGATTCAAACTTGTCAAATTTGTAGCCAGGAAAGATTGTGCTCAAATCAGTATAAACAAATTTCTTTTGTGGTTCTGGGTCATCTCCAAATAAGAACTTAGCTGCAAGACTATTTGTACTATCAGAAACAGAACCCCCAGTTAATCTTGCCAAGAAGCAACGAGCCTCATAATCAGATTGTGTTGCCTTGAATACTTCTTCTGTTGCTCTAACATCATTCTCACAATATTCAGCAATACGATTCCAATGTTCTTTAGCTAGAGGTTGGTCCCATGGAAATTCAGCTTCATCATGAACCAAGCCTAATTCAACTTCCCACTTTTTCAAACTCTGTTTCTTGGATGAGTAATCGTAAATATCAGTGTAAGCCAAATCCCACGCATTATTAATCATTCCAGCTCCGTCACCTTTATGACTACTAATAATTTCTTGAGATTGTGCGAATAGTTCAGCATTTGTTGCACCCAAATATGCATTATAGATAATGTGATTATCATACCTACGATTATTAAACCCAACAAGTGGATTATGCATCAAAGGTATCAATTCTTCTCTCGTCGGATTGAACATCTTATGAACCTTATCCTGTCCAAATCGTTTCCATTCAACAAGCAATAAGTTTGAATAGACTTCGATATCAAAGAATATCAATTCTTCATTCGGATAGATCTTCTTATCCAATGGAACATTTCTCAAATCATTTTGGTCAGCACTAATTGTTGAATAGTTAATATGTCTTGCAACATTCATACAATACGGAGCTTGATGAGTTGAACGCATCGCAAATGTCAAGACATCTTTCTTTAAGTCAGACAAATCGTATTCAACTCCTTCTTTCTCTGCTTCATCGAACACATGTTTGATCATGTCAATGTTTGAACGTGTATCATCGTGATATCCTCTATTCAATGCCTTCACGATTGACGTACGCATCTTTCTATCAGTCCAGCTAAAACTGTCTATGTCTTTATACACAACTGGTTCCTCCTTCTTCAATGGAAGTCCAGATGAAATATGCTTTATTGGAAGATTGTTACATCCAACCATTTTCCTTCTAAGACTTTGTTTTCCAGTGAACACTTTAATTTCAATGTTCTCTTTTATTAAATTACTAAGTTCATCAGGATCACCATCCCAATAATATGCAAGATGTAATCCTTGTCCAGATTTTGAATACTCAGCATAAGTTGGTGGATACTGTTGAGCCGCTAGTAAATTCAATTCACGTTTCTTATTACCTTCAGAATCTTTCAAATCGAAATCAAGAATTATCAGATTCTTTGGTGGTCGCATGTAATGAACTTTTTCTGTATCAATATCCTTTAATGTCGTTTTGCATTTATCCCATTCGACACTTGGAGTTCCTGCTTTGTTTGCTACTTGCGCTAAAGAATCTTTAAACTCAATGTCAAATATAGATTTCTTTGCATTTAGATCAAGCCAGGACAATGAATTGTCTTTAAGATAAACCTCATCAGCATTTCCAGTATGAAGCAAACTTCTCTTCAACCCTTCATGAACATTTCTGTAACGTTTGCCATCAACCATCTTACGAGTAGCATTCTTTTCATAATACTTAGATAGATTCTCATAAATATCCTTGGCTGCATACTTTGAGTCATAACCAAGCTCATCTAAATATAGCTTGTACAATGGCAACAGTTCAGCATTAGTCATTGGATCTTTTAACGCAACTTCATTCTCAACCATGAATCTATGAAATATGTTTGTATCTTCAATCATCTCAGTATCGACATAGTCCTCATAATACTTACGACCTTTTTCTTTGAAAAACTTAACAGCCTTGTAAGCTATTCCAGGAATTTCAAAATCGATCTGCTTTATCAAACGATCGTAATCTGTACGGTCAACTGTTTTGTTAGTTGGTCGAGCTACTACAGCACGTCTTGTAATACCAGCATTAACATCTCGTACCTTATAAGTTCTATTTGAAGCTGTCAATACTAATCCATGAAATGTCACATAATATTCGTGTGCAAACTTCATATTAACGTTCAATGGTTCATGAGCGGTTAGTTTTAACAGATTGGTATCTTTCTTGATTCTTGACATATCAGTATCTTCATCAATAAGCAATGGACATTCTTTAACATCTTTAGTTGCGAAAGGTCCACCACCAGTCAAGTCACTCAAACTAATATTATGCCAATAACCTTCATACACCTTTTTAAAAATATCAATTACTGTACCTTTACCGCTTCCTCTACCACCATACAAGAATAGAAACTTTTCAATCTTAGTCATCTCTGGAGTTAATGCAGCTCCCATAAACCACATGATCTTCTCCAATTCTTTTGGAGAATATAGAACATTTATCAATTCATCGAAAGCTGGTGTCTTCATATCTTTTAAATCGTATGGTAATTTAGTCGTTGAGTAATCTGACCTTTTAGCTGAATCGCTTTTGAATAATACTTTGGCATCAAAATCTGGAACTTCAGTTTCTAGATTCCCAACATAGTTTTTAAAAGCTTTTGCTCGTCCACTTGAATCTTTTCGAATTGAAGACCATGTGGACGTATACCCAGGAATTGGATCACTCTCTTTTTCGACCTTGCGAGTTTCAGCATCAATCAACAAAAATAATCGTGATTGCGATTTTGACCAAGTGTGGTTGTTACGATCCCAAAAGGCGTAGAACTCTTTACCCTTTATCACAATATCTTGAAGTTCTGTTCCATCTGGTCGTGAATACACAAAGTCTGGCCAATACGATACTTCTTTCTTTTTTGTGTCTGTTGACTTATTTATTTCCACAAAGTCCATTCTAGTCCTCCTATCATAAGTGGCCAGGTGGCCAGGGTTTTCCATTTCTCTTATATTATTATTAAATTTTAATGAAAAAAAAAAGAAATGAAAAAGGGTGGGCAGCTGGCCACTTGACCCCTTCGAGCCTACTCTCCCAAGGGTTTCAGCATTTGCCCTAAGTGGCCAATTGACCTTTTTACACCCTTCAAAAACGCAAAAGTGCGGGGTGTAAAACCCCTCAAAAGTGGGCAAATTTGACCGATTGGCCACCCTATTGGCCACCTAATCGTCGAGGTTTTCGTCGCTATAATCTTCGTATCCCTCACCTTTTTCACTCTCCATGTTGCTCATTAATTGTGTTTCAGCTGTCCAGAATTGTCTCAACATTGAAATATCACTTAATGGCTTTTCTGACAAACTCGATGGTAAATCATTTCTGAGGTCGTCTTCATCTACTTGGAAAATACCAAATAAGGTTACCTCAATATACTTTTCATCATCAGCATGTAGGCTGTTAATGTTGTATAACTTATTGTCCTGAATCTTATCTACCAAATCTTGAAAATGACTTGGTGAATCGTTCATGATTGTCTCACCTAATCCGCTACGATCAAGAATGAACTTAGCGAAATATACAATGTTGTAGTTGTCATCGTCTCCGAGATCCCAGTTTAGTTTGGATGCCCAATATATGACAAGGTCTCCTACTGTGAAATATGTATTGTACTTACTTTCCTCACCAAAGAACTCGGTGTGTTGATCTACGACCTCATGATAGAATATACCATTCTCGTCAATACGTTCATTTGGAACGAACTCCTTCTTGTATAATCTTCTCATCGTATCTAAGTCTTCACCATTAAATTCAGCAAGTTTCATTTCGACATATTGGTCCCAAGCTTCTCTACTATTTTTATCGTAACGCAATTTTTCCATCTCCTCGTATGGCTCTTCAGCATCTTCTTCATTTAATTCATTATCATCAATGTGTTCTTCATAGTTATCTTCGTCAGATTGCTCTGCAACGTCAATACGAGCCTTCTCGGCTGCTTTCTCACTTCTTCTGATATCTAATTCTTTGTCTAATTCCTGTTGCTCATGACGCTTCTGAATGGCCAAATAAGCCATAACAGAAATATAAGTAGTTACAGCAATCAATCCGACCAAACTTAGAACACCGACTACTTCATTATTCTTCATAATTATTAATCCTCCTTTTTAACTTTTAAATCTAGTTCCATTTGCTCCGTATCTTTTTCGCGCACCATACGATCGAAGAACAGATTCATAACTGCATCCTTAATCATCATTTGACCATCACAATAATCTAAATATTCGCTTGTTTGTTCTAGATTAACAATAGATCCATCATCGAGTTTAAATCTTGCATGAGGATCTTTAACGGCTTTAGTTATCTCTTCAATGTCCCATCTATGAGATCTATGGCCATTCTGATCGATTTTATCTGAGTCAATATAGTTATCCTTGTCTAACCAAATAGCCGTTAGGATGGCATAATTAGCCATGTCGAGCAATGTATCAGTCATTGACTCATCGTTTACAAGTTGCTCAGATGAGTGGTACAACGTTTTTAATCTATTGAACTTATCAAATAAACGAGTTAAAGAAGCTGTCATTCCGAACATATCCATAGTATCGTCAAAAGACGACCCATAGTCTTTGTCCTTTGCGATAAATGTCTTGTGCATTTCATCTTGAATTATTTCATATCGTTTAATCTTTTCTTCTTCATCCATTGTAAATATCCTCCGTTATTCAGCGTATCTTCCACTAAAGTGAACTTCATCATATACATAGTGAGGTTGTGGCCAGTAAACGTAAATCTTATCTTCATTTTCACCAGTTTGTTCATTGTAAACAGTTGTTACACGACGACCGATTTCAAATACGTCTGCACCACTCCATCCAATAAGGGCACCTTCACGAGTACGTTCAAATCCTAATCCTTCAAGAACATCGTTCATTACTAGATATCCATTTGCGAAATACTTGTTTGAGAACTTTTCATTCACAGCGTCAATCCTTGATAAATTGTATTGATGATCATCTGAGACATATTCTGATGAATCTTCGTACCAACGACCCTTATCTGATTTGTCATCTTGTGCACGAACTTTTACTTTCTTACCATCGTCTGTTTCAACTTCTTCTTCATGAGTTGATGCTTCAAATTCGTCCCACTTTTTATCTCCATACTTTTCACGATACTTAGATTCGAATGCTTTTTGTTCTCTGATAATTGTTGCTAAACTTGAAGCCAATGCAGAAATACGTTTGTATTGAATATTGTGTGACCAGATGATTGCTGCTACTGATAATGAACCAACGATAACTGGTGCTGCTACAGCCTTAGTAAAGTCCCAAATTAATTCAGAACGTGTCAAAGGATCATATTGTTCGTGTAGGTCATCGAATTGTTCTTGAACTTCTTCAGCTCTTTCATCATTTTCTTTTGATGGATTGTTTCTTAATTCTTTCATTTCGTCAACCAAGTCAGCCATTTGTTCTGCTTGATCTTTTGATTCGTCAACGTCTGCTAAAATTTTGTTAATCTTTGCTGATGATTTAAATGCTAAATATCCTGTTGCTACAAGACCAATAAGTCCTCCTGCCAATAATAGTTCAGGAGAATTCTTCTTTGTCTTGAATACAACCTGATGACCTGCTCGGATCATCTTTGTCTTTAATCCTGTCTTTTCTGATACTGCTTCTGTTGTTTGAACTGCATCTTTAATATTTTTCATTATTAGTTCTCCTTATTATATGTATGATTTAATGTTTCCATTGGATAGTATGGTGTTAAAATTTCTTTGTGAAATTCTGGCCAGTATTCGTACTTAAATATAAGCATTTGATTAAAGGTTGCCTCTAGAATAACAACCCATTTGAATTCATGATCTGATACATTTATTTCTTGTAATAAAAACTTTTGTGGTTCCATGTTGTTTTGCTTCCAAAAATCAGACAGCCAATCGTTCGTCAACGACTTAGCCATCTTTTTAACTACATTTCTATCATGTACTTTTCCCATCGTTATCACCCCATATGAGCTATTGCAATTACTATCCATACAAATATGATGGAGATGAACGTTAATAAGCATCCCGCATCGATTGCACTGAATAGTTCAAATATTATTAAGCTCAAGATTATTAAAGTTATAAGCCACATATGTCCTTCCACTCCTCGGTTAGATTATCCCTTAAGCGGTTCAAGTCTGGGTAAACGTAATGAATATCCACCTCGAGCCACTGAGACATTAGACATGTGCAAATCTGTCCATCCATAATTATTATCAGTATAATTCGTATCTATTCCTACTAAATCAAAGAAATCAGCCAATGATGCCCAACCATAATTCTCAATTTGATCTTGAAGTTGAGCTAGAACATCCATTGCTTCTGCTCTGTCTTCCAAAATATAATCTTCTGAATTAAAGCTTCCGGCACGAGATTCTTTTCTATATGGATTAGCATTTACACCAGATGTTGTCGGCTTATTGTAACTGTTGGAATAGTTCGTACGATTTGGTCGATATGTTCCTGTTGAATAATTACGACTATAGTTCGTTGTATGATTTCCTGGAACTACACCATCTTTACCATAAACCATAGCAGTTATACCATTCTGAACAGCACTTACAATTAAATCTTTAATAGCTGGAACTAATACATCTTGCGTCAAATAATGACCGACACTTGGTAAACCGTCTGGTCCAAAAAATGCATTTGACATTCTCTTACCTAATGATGGCTTTTGTTTCTTAGCGTGTGTAACTGATGATAATTTCTTACGATCCTCAGTCTTATTATCTTGTTTTACTTTCTTTTCTTCCATTTGTACAACCTTCTTTTGTTGTTTTACTTTTTCTGTAGATGTCTTGCTATAATCTGTAGTCATTGAAACGTCCTCCTAAATTTTCTTACCGACAATTATTAGTGCATATGGAACATTAGCAGAGTACACAATAGAAATACCATCAGAACGAAACCGACGGCCTTCAACATATACAAAATTATCTTTAGAGGTAATATCAGTAGATATATCAGCAATCGTAGCATCATATTTCCCCCTATCTTTTAATTTAATAGTTACTTCAATATCGTTATGATCCTTGTCAGAATAGTGATCATCAATATCATAATCGAACATATCTAATTTAGCATATTCCATGATAGGCTCCTTTCTGAAAAAAAAAAGAAGAGGACTAAGCCTCTTCAGTTGTGGAGTCGTCTTGAGCAACATCACCATTTGTTTCTTCTGGTTCAGTTTCTTCAAAATCGACTTCTTCAACATCAGTTGGTTCGTCTTCTTGTTCTTCAAGTGGATAATGTTTTACTAGTTCATGTTTTACTAATTTTCCAGCTCCATATCCAATTAAGAATGTTCCGCCAGTCACGAGCCAAATCTTGTAGTTGTCCTTAACATAACCTTTAAATTTATCCAGTTTTGTTTCTTCAACTTCATTGACTTGTTTCATTCCTTCGTCGTATTCCTTATTGTTAATTGTAACTTTCTTTGTCATAATAATGACCTCCTAAAATATTATTGTCCTTCATTATAGTGTGTGTTTTTATTGCGATTATCTTACAAAGGATCCTTTAGATGTCGTGCATAATGGAACCCATAAAATACTAGTATTAGTTCCGTCAATGAAATCTGTTGGAATATCATTAATCTTATCGAACATCATAGGCTTTAAATCTTGAAATACCGTGTTATACCACCATTTGACATCGCCGTTGATAATTTCATTCAATCTTTCACGTTCGTCAGGTGTTACTCCAATGTTTCCATTTCTGACCATAACTGCTTTGATTTGATAGTTTAGGATCTTGTCTTTTCCATCTCGTACAATATTATTCAATTCTGTAATCGTCATTTTCATTTTTAAAGTGCTCCTCAATATCTATATTTTGTGGTTCTTTTTCTCGTTTATGATCTAACCAATCTATCTGACCATCTTGTGTTTTACCTACATAAATCCAATCCCTAGCATTTAAATATGGATGTTTGTCCACATAGGGATCATGAGGCCAGAAGAAGTCTTTACTTGGTGAATACCACCAATGTTTGAGACCGAATGTCGCGTATGTTTGGTCGTATGGGTCTCCGTCAAGAGGCATGCATTCGAGTCTAATATACTCATTGACAACCCTTTCAAATTTCGCCGTGAGCGGTAATTTCTTCCATTGATCATTGTTATAAGTTCTCGACAATATGTCATGCATTTCATTTCACTTCCTCCTTATTTTGTATATTCTACCCATTCTTCGACTTCAATGCATTTAGCCAGTGAGTAGTTAAATTTAAAAGCACACATTAAAGCAAATTCTTTAGCACTGATTGGTGTCTTCTTATTTACTTCATTGTACATTCTAAGTGCTGTCTTTTTATTCATATACTCGCCTTTGATCCCCGATGATTCATAATATGATGCAAGTTCAAAATTATCGATAACTTCATTTGGTATTCTTCTCATGATTTTTATCCTCCAATTAAAAAAAAGAAGGGGAATTATCTCCCCAACATTTTCTGTGCAATGTTTAATGATTTACTGCTGATAACATCAGTCTTCTCATATTCGAGAATCATAGCAACCGATACTATTCCGAATAGACCTTGAATAATCGTATTAGGATTTACTTGACTGAACAAATTTCCGATATGTAAATCTGATTTGTGTTTCTTCAATTCCATTTCAGCTTCACGTGTCTTAATTAGTTCATTAAGCAATTCTAATTTCTTAGCTTGGTCTTCTCCGTTATCTTCGAGTTCGCTAATCTCTAGTTTAAGATTCTTGATTTTCTCATCAATAGGATCAACTTTACGTTCAAAAAATTGTTTCATAATAATAACCTTCCTTTTCTATCTCTTCATTATAGGGTGTGTTTTTCTTGCGGAAGACTATTGGAAGTCAACATTGACAATATAAATGTCCTTAAGCTTCATTACCCCGATAATTCTAAAATCAATAGAATCCCCAACTTTAAATGGAAGCCTATCAAAGTTTACGATAAGTATTCCGCTACCAATATTGTATGAGTAACCGTACAATGGTACTTCATTGATGTTTTTGATAGTCGCATGGACAACAATATCTTTTGGTGCTTTTGTATCGTCTTTAATAAGTTCCTCACGTACCTGACTAGGTGTTACTTCTTTTGGAATATTAACGATTGTCCAAATACTGAATCCAAATAAAATAATAGTAGATGCCGTACCAACAATACGACCAATAATTCTTAATACTCTCATTCGATGCTTTTTCTTATTTGAGTCTGTTGTTCTCATGTCTTCTATCCTCCACATTAGTTAATACTGAATAGGCAAGTGAACTGATTGCGTATGCCCCTCCTCGAATAATTCCAGTTCGAATATAAGTTTTAACACTATCTTTTAGAATCTCATCGGCTGGCTTATTATTTCTAATATCTTTGACGACCGTTGATCCTAAAGATACATAGGTAATAGTATCTTTCATACTTTCTACAACTCCATCGGCAAATGATTCCAATGCCATCTTTACTTGTTCCTTCTTAAAATATTTCATACTTCCATTCTCCTTTTTCGAATCAAATTTTGTGAAGCAAAAAAAAAGAAGAAATCAATTTATTAAGTGGGTCTCGAACTCCACAACCTACAGATATAATCTGTCGCTCTTCCTGTTGAGCTATTAATAAAGTGATACAGCTTCTTCTTCATTATAGTATGTGTTTTTCTTGCGAATTAGAGAAAAGAAAATAGTCCGTGTTTTAAACGAACTATCCTCTATAATTTACTTAGCTGGTGCTTCTGTATCTGGTAATTCTGTAGCTAAGACCTTAACAATAGCTGCTTTCACAGTTGTCATGTCAGCTGTATCTAAATCCATGTCGTCTCCTGTTAATGTCAATGTAGCATAGGCATAGATTCCAGCAGATTGCTTAGTAACGTTTGCTGAAAGATTTGTAATATGATTGTCCATTACACTTGCCGAGTAACTGTAATTTGTAAAGTCACTGATCGTAGCTGGAGCCTTTTTAACAGCTAAGGCTGTGAGCTCTTTACGACTAAGATCATCTAGAGTACCTTCTGTGACATCGCTAGGAGCCAAGGTAATATTAAAACTGACAGTTAGCTTATCGGTTGTTCCACGAAGTCCCATCACAACGAGTCTTGTAGTGCCTGTTTCTGGATCTATTTGATATGAGATACTACTTGTAGTTAAGTCCATTATTTATTCTCCTCTTCTGTTCCGAAATATTTTTCTAATTGATCGTACACTGTTGCAAAGACAGTTGCTTCTTTACCGGACAATTCGTATTCATAGTCTTCCAATCCTTTTAGCAATGCTGTCATTTTAGTTGAATATTCAGTAAAGTCTAGTACAGCCATTTCCTTACCTAGATCGAGCATTTCCTTATTCCCTTGTTCAACGTCGGCACCTTCTTTAAATATGAGTTTTTTATTCTCATCTGTTTTAAGATTTCCTTTGTCATCAACTTGAAAATATCGTTTCTGAATCTCTATACGGTCATCGTTGTACTCTTCATTTTTGTCAGCCAGTTTACTAATTAGTCTGGTACGACCAAGACTAGCTTTTCCTTTAAGCTTGAATTCTCCAAGTGTGTTTGCAATTGTTACCAATTCAACGTTCTTAAATTCCATTGTTTTAGACATTGTTATTTTTTCTCCTTTATCTTTTTACGATGATGGAATATTAATACCTAACCAACTCGATGCTCTTCCATCATTATTCATACCGGTTGGAATAAATATAGCTCTTCCTAGATAGTGACTAAAGCCTTCGATAACGGCTCCCATATTATAATAATTGTTATGCCTTGATAACCACACACTGCCTGGGCTAAATGAAATCTTAGTAGCACCACCTGATAGTCCTAAATATGGAACTGATGAGTAGCCACTAACATTAGTCGACCCAAACGCTAATAGATAGTTAGCTCTTGTATCAATCGAATTTCTAAACTGAACAGGATTGTGGAATTCGACACGATCTTGGAAATGAAATCCTCCATCATATCCGTTTGTAGACGATCTATACCAAGCTAGTTTAGTCTGATATAATCCATTCACGTCACCATTATTCTGAGCTCCCCATGCCATAAAGTCTCCACCATTGGCACTCATATCAAATGATAATCCCCAGAATGTACTATCATAATTCATGTGATTAGAATGAATGCGTCCAATAATAGCTCCAGCATCGGACATCAAATTCATACCATCAACACCGATTTCTAGTCGTTGCAATGAATGATTTAACGATACTCGAATAGCCCCACTTTGAATCTTATCAGCTGTAACTGATCCTGATGCTAATTGATTCGACGTAATTGAGTTGGACACAATATGACTACCATTTAGGTTAATTACATTGACATTAGCGGCATTCAAAGTACCAGTTGTCATTTTACTTGCTGACACATTACTGATCATTGCATCCTTAATTATAGCATTGTCAATAGATGTAGTAGCTGTGATATGCAACTTGTTACCATATATCTGGATTCCTTCAGACGATACGTTAACTGCATTAATAACTCCTTCTTTTTCAACCCTAAGATTTATGTCTGACGCAGTTTGTTGAAACTCTGCCCAAGTAGCAGTATCAGGAGTGTAGGCCGCAGCAGTAGTTCCTTGATTAAGCATTGGGCATATCATAGCAAGATGGCCACCACCATGAACTTGAAATGCAAGGCAAACTGTTTCAGTTCCAGCTGGAGGAACCGCATTTTCAACTTTAATTAGTTCCAGTCCACGGCTGGTTTTATGCGTTTCCTTAAAGCCGATACGAGTACCCTTAGTGTCGTAAAATTCAATAGTTATCATCGCGGAAATGCCAACGGTATCCACATTTAAATAAGCACTAGCTGACCAAGGAGTCGAGATATCTTGGCCAATAACCATTTTTCTTGAGCGCAAAGCATACCAGGCACTATTATCCGTCGTCGTTGGTTGATTAATGCAAATACCTTGATACCCGTTAACCCATGACCAAGCATAATCTGACTTGTACCACATATCAGTTGTACCACCGGTCCAAGATGGTCCGGCCATATAGTCGTACTGGAATTGTGAGTTGGTTACCATGTTTCTTGATCCAAAGGTATTAACCTTCCCGACAACTGAAGTTATCTGGTCACCTAATTGAATTACTTTAGATTGATATGTATCATTGTCCACTTTTCCACGTACTGTTGCTTGAATAGAATCCACAGTTTGAGAAATGCTAGAAACTGCCGTGACTGTTGCCAAGTCTTCTTGCGCAGACGTATATGGCGTTGCAATGGTACCTTCTTGCAATTTGACTTCTGTGAAAAATAAACCAGCAGTGTTGCCATCTTTCGAGCCGTTATTGTCAATCCGTATATAGCCGCTATTAACATTATTCCCAGTTGTGAATGAGCTACTTGCAACATATTGAGCCTTAGAAGGTGAAAAAACAACTCCTGTGATTGGTTGGTAAACTGTTGTGAAACTATTAGTTTCTCCAGCATTGCGCGCCAAAATAAAGACATCTGAACTTAATACATGAACATCCTCAAATCCAAGAAGCGAAACGACATATGTTGTATTCGGCTTGAGATTGAATCGCGGTGAGAAAGCAGAGTTCTCGTGGCTAGTCTGGTTATTGAGTACATATAGTGGCTGCGATCCATTGTAAAAGTTGTGTGTCACGGTTTGCACTGGACTTCCACCGCCATCAGGCCATGTTGTCCAGTTGTATGCTGATACTAGGTTTGGAGTTCCGATAGTACTCAAACTATCCTTAACCTTAATTAAAGTGCTACTGAAGTCCTTAGCAGACTGCTGAAGTTCACCAATATTATGCTGATTAGTTTTATTGTCACTATCCAAGGAATCAAAGTTAGAAGACAAATGCCTAGCGTCTGATTGAAGTGTACTAATATCCGTAGTCTGCTTACCGATAGTATTGTTTACTTTCGTAAATTGTTCTTTAAACCCGTTAGAATCAGTTTGCAGGGTATTAATACGGGTTGTATGACTGTCAACAGTACCCTTGACACTAGATATTGTGCCGTTTATTCCATCAGCAGTGAATTTAATCTGATTATTAGTCCAATCCTGTGTGGCATATCCATTAAGATCTTTATGCTCGATTTTCTTAGAGATATCAGTTTTAATACTGTCCACGGTTTGTGAAAGCTTAGAGACGGATGTAACTGTGGCTAAATCTTCTGGCGCTGGTGACCAATCTGTAGCTAAATTGCCTTTTTCAATTTGTACATAATCCAGATAAAACGGCTGAACATCATTACCTGTAACACTATTAACAAAAATAGCTGTACCGGCGTTATCTATGATGGTCGTAGTTTTAAAATGTACTACGAATTTAGTCCATTTTTTATCTGGAACCTCCACTTTGGTTCTTCCAAGACTGCTCCAAGATCCACTATAATTCGAAATGACAAGTGTCCTTGCAACTTCGGAATATAGCCAACCGGTAGTTGTATATTCAGTACTGGTTTGTGGGTTTGGTATCCTTAATATTATTCCCGAATCTGCGCTAGAAATATTAGAAGAAAGCGATATTTTTAAAGATTGTACGCCATGGTAGTGGTAATCTTTAGAAAAACTGTATGAGCCACTATTTACAGTTTCAATTTCAGTTGTGATGTAAGATTCGAAATCACTGTTCGGTAGTAAGTTGACTCCACCAATTGACATGCTATTAATCTTAATTATAGTGCTACTGAAGTCTTTGGTAGTCTGTTTAAGTTCACTAATATCGTGTTCGTTGGTTCCGTTGGCAGTATTCAAAGAATCGAAATTTGAACTTAATTCTTTAGATGATGCTTGAAGTTTACTAATGTCAGTAGTCTGCTTACCGAGAGTATTATTAACAGTCGTAAACTGGCTCTTAAAAGAACTAGAGTCGGCCTTGAGGTCATTAATGCTAGTGGTATGCCCATCAACCGTAGTTTTGACACTTGATACAGTTGCGTTGATACCGTTAGTAGTAGCATTAATCTGATTCTGTGCCCAGGTCTGAGTAGCATATCCATTTAGATCCTTCTGTTCAATCTTCTTAGAGATATCAGTTTTAATACTGTCTACGGTTTGTGAAAGCTTTGACATAGCAGTAACTGTCGCATTATCTGCCGGGTTAGGGCACCAATCAGTTGCTATACTACCTTTTTCCAGCTTCAACCCATAGAGCCATACCGTGACATCTGGCTTCTGAATTCGCACTGGAATAAAACTAGGTGTTGCTGAATTGTTCCCGTTGTGAAAATGTACAACAAACCTCGTATAGTCAGTAGTTGCCTGATTTATCGTTCTGCCATCAGAATATCTACCATTACTACCACTGTCATAAAGGTATGAAATTATATCGGTATTCTCGCTAGTTTTTGCCCAGAAAGACGCTGTATAGTTGGTATCTTTTTCAAGTGGTAGATTATAAAAAGCAGCTATGTCATAGTTTATTTTACTGCCACTAGGACTTGTATCAGTAATGGCCTGAAATTGGCCTTGACCATTGGTAACTTCAACTTTATTGCGTGACGAACCAGAAAAATCACGCGTCCCTTGTAGCAGGTTAGTCCCAACAGCACTATTTTGAACCTGTGTCTTAACAGTTTCTAAGGTGCTAGTGACTTCCGTGGCAGTTTGTTTCAATTGACTAATATCATTCTTATTGGTGGTGTTATCAGTGGTAAGTGTATTAAACCCAGTAGTTAACTCTTTAGACGACGCTTGCAGTGTACTAATATCAGTAGTTTGCTTACCAAGAGTATTGTTAACTGTTGTAAACTGGCTCTTAAAAGAACTAGAATCAGCCTTAAGGTCATTAATACTGGTAGCCTGACTGTCAACTGTATTCTTAACACTGGATATAGTGCCATTAATTCCATCAGCGGCAACATTAATCTGATTTTGCGACCAATCCTGTGTAGCATAACCATCTAAATCTTTTTTAGTCAGCTTAACAGCTAAACCACCTTCTAATTCAGCAATGGTCATAGTCGATCCATCAGTTAACGTCTTATAACTCTGGCTAACTGCTCCAGCAATTTGTTTAGCATCCTTTGAATCAGCCGCTGCAGACGATGCTTGGTTTACTGCTTCACTAGCACTTTCTTGAGCACTCAGGGCATTAGCTGCGGCACTATCAGTCTTTTGCTTAACTTTACCGAACTCCGAAGCTGTTGATTCAGCTTTAGCAACTGCAGAACTAGCATCTGTTTGGGCATTTAAAGCAGTACTTAAGGCACTATCAGCACTTTGCTTAACTGGACCAAACGCCGAAGCTGTTGATTCAGCTTTAGCAACTGCTGACGATGCAGCAGCCTGAGCCGAAACTGAATTGTTTAATGCTTGCTCCGCTTTTTGGTCAGTATCATCAAACTTAGCAGCTGTTGCCTTAGCGTTAGAACTAGCTTCTTCAGCTTTAGTCTTAGCGTCACTAGCTTCTGCTTGAGCTGTAGCAACTTTCTTATCTACTTCTTTACCAAAAGTATCAGATACGATGTTTTTCCATACTCCACCCGTAAACTGATCCATTTGACTGACACCATCAACAGTATGGAACCAAATATCTCCTTCTTTTCCATCAGTAGGTTTAGAGTCACCATAGTAATTGGTATTTTTACCATTAGCAGAAGTTAAAGCTTTGTTTCCTATAGCGACGGCTTGTTCTACTTGATTCATAGCCGCGGTTTGAGTTGAAAATACATTTACTGAACTAGTTCCTAACTTAAATGACTCAAC